TATAAACTCCATCTTATAGTTTATTCTATTTATTGATTATTTTTTGGTAACATTATCCTAGATTGTCTTTGATTAGAATTATATCAAATGCTGCAGTTACTCGAGCATTATTAGATCTTACGTCAGCTTGAATATCAATATCTGTCAATGCAGGTAATTCAAGTGGTATCGTAAATTCGTAATTGTATTGACCACCTACGCCAGCAATCTCGGCAGTATGTCCAATTCTAAACGCAGACGTTCCACCGTAACGAACAAACATATCAATCGTAGCATCTGCATTAGCCTGACAAGAAGCAACTCCTTTCGTCAAATAACCTTTATAACCAGCTGGAACTGTATACACCGACATTAATGTTTGAGAGCTACTACCAAGTACTGCAGCGATTGTTGTATTATCCCCTGTTCTTTGAATATTAATAGTACTGTCAAGTGCAAATCCAGATGTGATATAAGCTCTATACACTCTTGAAAATGTTGTAGTTGTAGTAATTGTTGCAATTTCATCTAAAGCAAATTCTTCAGACACAAGTTCGTAGTTTTCGTCTAAGCCTTCAATTGTTAATAGCTTACCAGCATCTGCAGCGCCGACTCCGCTTACATAAACGGTTGTAGGACCACTATCTATTGTTTGCCAAGGATACAACGTATCATTTACATCCCACACCGTACCACGAGTGCCAGTACTCATTGTCGGTACAGCACCAAACTTATGAATAAACGAGGTTCCTTTTACAAGTCCTCTGGCAATATTAAGCCGTATATCTTCTGTTGGATAATACATTACTTTTGCCAGCCTTTAATATATTGATCTGAAAAATTAGCATTGCTAAATTGCAATCTATCAACAAGTTTAAGAGAGTTTTGACCGAGATGATCAATTGCTACAAATCCTTCTTGACCTGTAATTTCATAACCATTGCGTGTCTTAAGAAATGTTTTCAATCCACCAACCTTTTCAAGCTTACGAACAATCATTAATTTAGCATCAACTAAATGATTATAAAGCGTAAACACTTTTTCTATTTCTCTTGCATTATTCTTTTTAAAATAAGTTAAAGCCTGATTTCTAAGATCGTCTTGTTTTTTCTTTCCAGCAGGTGTAGATCTTTTACTTGCTTGCTTATCATAGTAATCATTAACAAATGCAATTAAGCCCTTTACAAATGTTTTTACGTTTTTAATTCTTTGACCTTGTCTTACTAAGCTATTAATATACGTATTCACTCTCATGTTTAATTCAGGATCTGCTAAGTCATTGAGCGCATTCTTTGGAATAGTTCTAAACAAAGTTCCGGCTTGAGAGAGAATAGAAGTAAGTGCAGCAGTTTCTTCTTTTGTAAATGTAGCGTTACCCGATTTATCTTCGAAAGTAGCGTCAACAGACCAAACAGAACTTACTTCTTTGAGGTTTGGTGTAATCGCCTTTCCAAAAGTTGCTGACATTGTTTCAAATGAGTCTCCTCCGTATAGAGTGTGCCAGACCACACCGATCTTGGATCGCTTGATTCTCTTAGCGAGATCGCTACTTGCCGGTATCGCGTAAACAATGGTATTAGGATGGAAAGTAATATACGATTCTCCATCGATCGTATCCGTAGATATATCTTCTTGCGTAAAGAGGAAATCACCTTGAATTACGCCTTTCTTAATGCCAAGCTTTGAGAATTCGGCAAGAGCAACTTTAAATTTAGCATTGAGTTCACCACTTAAATCATTGTCAATTTCATTATTTGTTTTATAAATCTTTGGATTCTTATTGAACACGCCTTTCTTTGCAATAAAGAATTTTCCATCTGATGGATCAATACCAGCAAAAATTGCAGGCGCACCATCCCACTTCACACTAATGTTAACTGGGGCACTTGTGTTACCTGAGAGCATATCTCTAATAGCACGAAAGTAATTAATAACGTTACGCGTACCAACTACTCCGCCGTCTATAACAGCATCTTCAGCATGAGTCATGTGGAGATTTTTACCAGAAGCTGCTTCTTCTAAATGCGTTTTAAACGTTTTCATATTTTTGTGCTTGTTCCAACGATTTTAGCCTTGGGAAAAATACCAACTCGAGCATTTTTTACTGTTACACCGGCAGCTTTAGCATCACCTCTTCTAGCTTGATATCTAATAAAGTAATAAGCTTCAAACTCGCCCTTTGGAAAATCACCATTTGTTCCTTTGTGAGTAGAAGTAATTTCATAAGGACCTTCACCAGAACCTTTTAAAGACATGTTGCCTAGATGGAACTCGTCGCAATTACTAATACTTGGTTTGCCACCATATTCTGGTCCATATATCGAATCAAAAACCATTGATTTATCTTTTACTACTCTGTAAAAACTCTGACCAGATTTTAGCCCATCAGGTGCTGCCTTAGCAACTGCTTTCATAAATGCTGCAACATCTCTATTTTTATTATATCTCTTTGAAGACAATCCCCCGTATTGTTGATAGTCTTTAGCGCTCTTACCGGCTTTATGGGAAATATAAGCTTGGGGTTCTCCAATTGCATTTACAAGTGTAAAGTCAGACTTAGGATCTCTACCTTCAAATTTACCAGTAGTACTAGCTAGATGTGCAGCGTCAACGATTCTTCCATTAATTTTTATCTTAATTTGTGGAAGATTTTCTTTTGCTAATATTGCTTCGATCTTGTTGTTAAAATCGGATCTTGCCATTTCCTCGGCAGAAGTACCAGAACCAGCACCTTTTCCTCCAAAAGAAGGAGTCTTTAAAAAATCTTTAGGAATCGAAAGCGTACCTTTATTTGTTTCAACTTCGAGTTTACCACCCTTTGGAGGAAACTTTCCATCGTCAGCTTTCATAAACTCAGTTACTTTTTGGAGTTCGCTTTTATTAATGACAATTTCATCATGATTTACGCCACCAAATGGAATACCGTCATTAACCTTTTTAATAAAGTTAAGAGGTCGATTTTCGTCTTTACGCAAGTCTGATACAGACAACGTCCTAAAAGGAATCTTAATGTTAGCTTTTTCTGATATAAAAGCTTTAAAGCGAATCATCGGTTTATCTCTTAAGCAATTTTTTATTTATTTATAATCACTTAAAATCAAACTTTAGCTCTTTTACTCCATGAAATTTCTTTTTTCTATTACTATCTTGGAATCCAAACTCTGTGTTATCAAAGATAGGTGTGTCATCTTCGTCTTTTGGCTTTTTAGGTTTGTCAGTTGTAATACCTTCTTGAGCAGATTCTTCAAGATCGTAGATTTTCATTTTAGCTCGATCAATACCAACTAAGAATCTACGATAATAACTTAAGTCACCCCAACGATTTTTGAGTTGCTTAAACATAAGCTGACCTAGTTCATCGAGATATTCAGAGGTTACTAAGCCAAAGATTGCATCGGCTGTATGAGTAATACCCATTGATTCAGAAGTATTTGTAAGATCAACATCAGAGTTACTATAACCGTCCCTATTAAACTGAGATGAAGTAACGACCGCACAATTAAACTCCATTGCCAAACCACGAACTTCCTCGGCGATAGATTTGACAAGAGTATAACTATTCGCTGCAGCTGCACCTCGTACTCGAGATGATGCACAGATATTTAAGTAATCAACAAAAAGAACATCAGGGACGAAATTTTTCTTCATCCTCAGTTCATTAAGTAAATGTCTGAAGTGACCAACATGAGCCGAGCCAGTAGGATATTCTTTAATCACTAACTTACCGGGAGTCTTAGTTTTATATCGATTCATTCGCTTTTCGAGCACGTCACGGGGAATCTCAGCAACCTCATCGAGTGTAATATCCATGATGTTAGCATCGATACGACGAGCAACTTCTTCTTCGGCCAATTCCATTGTAACGAATAAGACGTTTTTACCATGCATTAACATTGACGAAGCCATGTGACATTTGACCAATGATTTACCACCACCGGTAGTTGCTAATAACACAGTCATTGATTTACGAGGTAGGCCACCTTTAGTGACTTTATTTAAGAGATCAATGTCGAATGGAATGCGTTCTTCTTTCTTATGGTAATAATCATAACGATTATCGTAATCATCCAAGAAATCATGACCAACGCTTGTATCAAATGAGATACCTAGTGAGTCTGATAAGATTTTTGGAATTTCACCTTTGTCTATATTAGATTCTTGACCATCAAGAATTAGAATTGCTTTTCGAATTGAATTATATAGATCTTTATCTTGACAAAATTTTTCTGTTTCGTCAATTAAGAATTGAGTATTTGTGTCTGAATCTATTTTAAGATCAGACAATTGTTCGTGTATAACCTTATAGTTTTCTTCATTAAGATCTTTTCTTTTTTCAATAGACAAACGCAGAGCCTCTATGGAAGGAGGCTCTTTGTATTGTTCTACATACTGAGAAAAGGTATTGAAGATTCTATTAAGATTATTATCTTCAAAGTAATCAGATTTGAGATAAGGAAATACCTTACGGTAGTAATCCTCATTCAGAATCAGATTCGACAGTATCGTAGTCTCTATCATCATATTCCTTATTAGATGTTGTCAGTTTAAATTTATCTTCAACGAATGCTTTGAATTTAGAATTTTCAACCAAAGCTTTAAAGAACTCATCATCTTTTTCGATGTCTTTTGCTCGTCGCTTTGTATCATCAATTTCACCCGTATTTGGATCGACTATATTATACCATCCCGTACTGGCTTTTGTCAAATGGCCAGATTCAAGTGCTAAGTCAAATAAGCTAGACCATTTATCTATACCTGTGTCAAACATAACTCGGAACGGAAGCTTAGCTTTTTCCTTAACATAACGAGATTTTTCAATGTTAATCGTAAATTTAAATCCTGCCAAATCACTTCCATCCTTTTCTTGTGACTTAGAAATAATAAAGATTTGATTAGCAGAGTAGTAAATACCAGTACCACCACTTACGATGTTCTTTGGAAACAAACCAATCTCTTGGTAGATATGATTGATTGCAACACAAGGAATATCTTTAGTAGTAAGTCTTGGTGTGACAATTCTGAACAATGACTTAAGTTGTTTAGCTCGTGACATGTCAGCCACTGACTTTTCATTCATAGCATCCTCAACTTCTTTCTTCGAAGCAATGTTACCAATTGAATCAATAAGAATAAAGACTCTATCACCTTTTTCAAGTTCATCAAGTCTTTTAGTCATATCAAACTTAAGTTGTTCAACATCCTCAATAGGAACGTGTAGAACTCGACTCGTATCGATATTATAACTTTCTAAGTAATCTGGAGTAGCACCGTACTCAGAATCATAGAGAATTGCAATACCGTCATCATACTTGTCGAGATACGCTTTCATACAATAGAGACCAAGAAGAGTCTTGAAACTCTTTGATTGCCCAGCCAATACTGTTAAGCCGGGAAGTAATCCACCATCGAGTGAACCACAAAAAGCGATATTTAAAATAGGTAAATCAGTTCGAATAGGATCTTTTTCTTTAAAAAAAGAAGAATCTGCAAGAACAGAAGAACCTTTGACTGTACCAGCCTTAAGCATTTTATCCATTAAACTCATATTAATCTCCTGAATTCAAAAGTTGATATAACATATCTTCAAAGGCTTCAAGTTTTTCATAACGATTTGGCCAATAAATGTAATCTTTTTCAGGATTAGATTTAAGGTTAGTGAGCAATGGAACAATAGCGTTGTAAATTTTCTGAGCTTTTGTACCTTCCTCTTCGAGACGACGATAAAGGTTTGTATTCTGCTCATTCTTTTCACGAACAACTTCTAGCTCATCTTCTGATACAACTGAGAATCCAAAATCAAAGTCTAATGGATCATTAATAGTTGCCATAGAAACCTCCTAGAAAGAGAGATAGGGATGACTAGTGCCATCCCTGTATTGTAATTAACCCTTAGCGAGTTCCTTAAAAATCGACAAATCATCATCGTCATCGTCAACAAAAGGTGACTCACTAGTACTCTCTTGCATACTAGGAGCTTCGGCAGTTTTGCCAAGTGAACTCAAGTCGAGCTCATTATCTTCGTCATCAGCGAAGTTATCTTGGCTGCGAGAAACCTCAGCTGATTCACCAAGCACTCGATAGAGCTTAGCTTTTAATTCAGCATAGGTCTTGAAGTTTTTAGGATCAAGCAACTCTTGGAGTGAGTGCTGTTGTTCCCAGATAGCTTCAAGCTCGTCATCTTCGGCGAGTTGTTCGGGTGGATCGAACTCAGACTTATCGTAATTAGGATATCCTTCAAACTGTCGAATCTTTAAACGGAAGTTTGCACCTTCCCAGAAGTCGAAAGGATTGACAGGATTCTCATCTTCAAAAGATGGGTTCATCAAATCATTGAGCTTATCAAAGATTTTTTTGCCAAATGAGTACATGAATACTTTACCTTCATTCTCGGGATTGGCTGAATCCTTAATTA